ATTGTTATTATAGTATATCATAGTACTATAGTTATTGTTATTGTAACTAGTTAGTATATTATAGTTATTGCTATATTATATATCTATAGTTAGTATATTATATCATAGTGTAATATTATGATAGTATAGTATAGTATTACTATCAGATATATTATATATATCATCATAATATAGTTATCATATTATAGTGTATTATAGTGTATATTAGATTATCTATATATAGTATAGATATATTATGCAATTAGTTCATTTTTTTTTGTTAAGGCGTTTTTTTTCTTTCTGTGTAATATCATGATAGTGCACTATTGTACCATCATCACATTATGATGTAGATTTTTTTTCTCTTTTCTCTTTTTTTGCCCTGAAAATCGTCGAAAAGCCCCGAAAAGCGCTTAAAACGGGGGTGTATCATTTTTTAAACGAACATTTGAGAAATGATACAGGGGTGGAGGGTAATTCGGTAACTCGTTTCGTTTGGTATCTACAATGGTCAAAATCGAAAATGAAAAATCGAAAACGAAAAATTTTTTAAGAAATAAGATTTGCACCAAAATGTTTGGTCGTTTCAAATTTATTGTTTACCTTTGCAGTGTCAAACATTTAAATTTAAAGATTATGAAGTTTAGTGAAGTAAAAGGCAGTTTTGCTTGTATCTACAGGATTAAGTTTCCTGATGGTAAGTGTTATGTTGGTCAGACGTTGAATTTTTATGACCGCTTTAAGTTGTATGAGCGTATTTATCTTGGTAAGATGGGTGGAGATTCCTCTAAGCGTGGTCGTGTTATGGATGCGATTGCAAAGTTTGGTCTTGATTCATTGGAGATAGATGTGCTTCAACAAATCTCCGTTGGAGATAGGGAAGATTTGTCTTTGTGTTTATCTATTTTGGAGATTAAGTACATTCGTGAGTGCGATTGTATATACCCCAAAGGATATAATACAAGCATTGGTGGTGAGTTGTTGGGTATTCCTGCCGATGTCATTGAGACCAGTTTTGGTGTTACGTCATCGAATTTCGGGTGTAAGCCTATTCTTGTGTATGGTATTGACGGAAAATTCGTAAAGGAATATCCGTCCATCGCTCGTTGCGCTTACGGTCTCGGTGTCGAGGAAAAGGACGTGAAGACAGTGTTGGACAAGCAGAGGCTTGTAAAGAACACTTACATGCTCAAGGAGAAGAGATATGGTGAAGTGCCTAAGAAGATTCTTCCGTTCGAACCAGAGGTTGTCGTTCAGCGAAAGACGAAGACGGAGTATGATGTAGTTAAAGAGAAAGTCTACAAGAAAGTCGAGCTTGAGAGCGCAGCCATTATGTACGACAAGCAAGGTAACTACGTTGCGCTATTTGACAACAAGAGTCATTCGAGGAAGTATCTGGATATTGGATTCCGTGTGGCGTTTGGTCGCGAGTTTCGCGGTTACTATCTATTCCACTACAACGGAGGTGAGATTAAGAAAAACATCGGCGAGATTAAGTCCAAGGTTGTAAAAACCATTTTATACGACGACATTCTTGCTTATGGAGATGCTAAGAATATAGGGGAGCTAATTTCTTTTGCAGAAAGCGAAGAACCTGTAGAGGAAAAGTCAAGGCGCGAAAAGAAGTCTAAAAAGGTTGTGGAGAAGAAAATAAAGCCAAGAATCGTCAAATACACCCTTGACGGAAATTATGTTGCAACATACAACAATACCACCGAAGCAGCCGCAGTCGAGAACGTTCAGCCGTCTGGAATACTTGCTTGCGCAAAGAAGAAAGTCCGCAGATGTGGCAACTACATATACCGTTTTGAGGGGGATGAGCTGGATTTGCCTACGTTTAGCGACATTACGTTAAGACAAAGGATGCCGTCTCAGAAGGATTTGTTTGAGTAAATTTTGTCGGTGTGGAGAAAAATCGCTATCTTTGCACCGACTTCATAAAAATAACTTTAAATTAAACGTAAATGATTCTGCCGCTGTCGTCGTGAGATGCTGGCGGTTTTTTTTGTTATACGTGTGCGTGTGTGCGCGTGAGAAAACGAAAAAACGTGTGAAGAAGATGATTTCGTGTAGATATTATGGTGTAGAATATCGGAAAAATCGATTTGAGGGCATTTTTAGCCCCGTAGGGCGCACGAAAATCAAAAATGGTATAGTTATAAGGTATTGGTAAAATAAATGCGTTGTAGGGCTTTAAAATGGCTTTTATTGTTTTTAACCTAAAAATGGTTAATGTTTTATTGTGTATATTGCTATTGTGTGTATCTTTGCACCGTTAAACTTTAATATTATATATTTATGGATAGAAAAGTATTTGAAAAGGTTATTAGTCTTAATTCCAAGAAGAAGTGCATTGAGGAACTGCTTGGTAGTTTTGAAAGCCAAGACCGTACTGGTTGCGAGGTTACCATTGTGTTTACTAACGACCGTTGCATGAAACCTATCGCTGATGAGTTTCGTGAGGGTTTGAAGCGTCTTCTTGCGGACTATGAGCGTGAGATAGAGGAACTATAGATGTATCTTTGCGGAAAGTTTCACTTAAACGACAGAATTATGAACAGAGAACATGAATTTAGAGGTTTTGATGGTACAAAATGGTACTACGGGGACTTGGAGTACAACAGAAAGACTGGTATTGCAAGGATTCACACATACAAAGAAGATGGCTCGTATGATAAGCAATACGCAGTTGACCCAGACACAGTTGGCGAGTTTACTGGCATGAGGGATAGGCACGGAAACAAAGTGTTTGAAGGTGATGTTGTGGATGTGTATGATTTCACGTCCGCTTACGCAAGCAAATATCGTGGTGTCGTAAAGATGTATCGTGGTTCTTGGTGTGTTGAATACGAGGATTCAATATTTGACACAGTATTCCATCCGATGCTATTCTTTGATGATTTTGCTGATAGAAAGACGGAAGTGGTCGGCAACATACACAACAATCCAGAGCTATTATCTACCAAATAAGCATGATTAAACCGTCTTATTTTGCCGAATTTCTCGCGCGTGCGTATATGTGTGTATGTGTATATATTTCACTACTTAATAGAGTAGTTACATTGTTTAGTTGTTAACTATATATGTGTATTTGTTAAATAATAGCATATAAACGTTAAATTTTGGTTTGATATTTTGTGTTAATGAAAAAAAATATTATATTTGCAACATGATTATTATTTAAAGATTCTAATTGTTAATTTGAATCCATAGCGATGAATTTAAACTATTTAACATTCACTGAGGTTCGTGAGAATATCAGTGTTTTTAGGAAAAGTTCTTTGGCATGATTATATAAGTGGTTGATGATTTGTTCATGTATGTAAGCTAACGGTTCAAAGCATTTTCATTAATGATGCTTATGGTGAAATCGGTTAGAATCCGTTTGTTCCGTTCATATAGTGTTATGGCATACATGATAACCATATTATCGTCAATCGTCATCAGAGTATAGTGAAAAGGTACATCACGGGGAATATTGAGCTTGCGGGTTATATAGTGAATTAAAAAAATAAAAATTTAAAATAAGATGAAATGTTGTTTGGATAGTTTTGTCATTAGCTCAATTTCTCAATTTGGGGTTCGATTCCTCATACTCTGTCTATTGAGCCGTTCTGTATTGTTGAAAGACACCATACTTGATAGGCTTTTTAGATGTATTCTTTTAAATTAAATATAAGACGACTACAAATCTCTGTCATGTTTGTCTGTGAAGATAGACTTGATTTTAGGGTGAGGCAGCAGTTTTTTTCTTAGTTTTTTCATGGTGGTTATTATATAATAAGACAATTCTTTTCTCAGGGTTTTACAAATTACTTTATATTGCTGTCCTCACCCTTTTTAATAAGACGTTGTAGCGATTGGTATCGTGGTGGTATTATACCATCGAGCTATAAGCTTTAGGGGTTCGATTCCTCTTTTCGTCACTATTTTCCGTTTTTTTGGTGTGGTGTGTCTTGCGTTGTCTTGGCGCACCTTTTTTAGAAAGGGAGTTTGTGTAAAGGTAGCACGTGAAATTTTGGCTTTCAAAGCGGAGGTTCGATTCCTCTACCCCCTACGATGAATTTAAAATATTATTTTTATTATGCAATTTGAGTTAACTGGGAAAATAAAATCAATCTTGCCTACGCAGAGCGGTCAGGGTAAGAATGGAGAGTGGGTCAAGAATAGTTTTGTCATCGAGTATTCCGACAATGGATATGTTCAACAGCTCTGTCTTGACGTAATCGGTGCTGACAAATGGGATAAGATGAAGTCTTCCATAGTTGTAGGCAACGATGTTTCATGTAAGTTCAGTGTCTCTAGCCGAGAATGGAACAACAAATACTTCACTTCTTGTAATTGTTGGTATTGTTCGTCTCTTGGCAACTTAAAGAGTTCCCTTGATAGCAGCAATTCTTCGTCTACGGTCAATCAGTCTTCTGTCGATGATTCGAATGACAATCTTCCGTTTTGAGTGAAGAAACTAATAGATACGTTACATCTTGTTCGTGTATGAATCTATGAGCGAAGAACGAGATAACATATTGCAGTCTATTTTCCGTTGTTATTTATTAAAGTTACATGGAAAGGCTGACAAGTATGGTCTTGGCTGTTGGTTTGATAAGACATTGGAAAGGAATTTGAACGGTGAATGTTCTCCTACTGAGGAAGAATGTGATATGTTGGCCAGACTTTGCGACGATGACCGTATAACTCGTGATGAGATACCTAATGTAATTGGTAAATCCTATAGGAAATGCTGTTCTGATGGAGACTTTAACAAGGTTCGTAAGCTCAAGAGGAATGGCGAATACTCTAAGATTAGTGCGCTTTTGCTCAAGAATGACACCAAAAAAGGTTAACGGATGTTAAGCATTTGCGTATTTTAAGAATTGTGTGTATATTTGCATGCAGAAAGTAAATATTCTATGCGTTGACAGCGACAATAGACGCAAATGATTAAAGATAATGTTATAACAACTTTGCCAAAAACAGACGGTAAGAAATCAGAGTCGCTGCTGAAAGTATTACCGTCTGTTGGCTTTTAAACAGCGACATATATGGAACATCATTTTAACATTTACGTTGCAAAAGATTATGGAATAGAAGAAGCCATACTATTGCACAACTTTTACTTTTGGCTATCTAAGAACGCTGCAAACGAAAAGCATTTCCATGATGGTTTGTATTGGTTCTACAACAGCAAAAAAGCTTTTGTAGATTTGTTTCCTTATATGAATGAAACCAAAATATTTCGTTCAATTAAGAAGCTCGAAGGAAAAGGTATTGTTGTAAAAGGCAATTTCAATGAGGACAAATGGGTTAGAACAAATTGGTATGCTATAACCCAAAAAGGGTTGTTGTACCTACATTCAAAGGGGTATTCTATATCGGATTTTTCTGCATCATTGCAAAATGACACATTCGATAGTGGCAAAATGAACGATGGAGCATTGCAAAACGAACAATCTATATTAATTAATAATAATACAGATACTAACACAAATAATATACAAGAAAAAGAAGATATTATCATATCTTCTAAAAAGAAAGCCAAAAAAGGAATCGACATATCAATCGTTTCACCCGAAATGCGAGAGCCAGTAGAAACATGGCTTGCTTACAAGAAAGAGAAATGCCAATCGTACAAACCTACAGGGTTCAAGACATTCTACAAGAAACTTTGCGAACTTAGCGGTAACAATCCACAAGTTGCTATGGCAATCATTGAACAGTCTATGTCAAATAACTATGCAGGGATATTCCCACTTAAAAACAATAACTATAACTATGGAAGAGAAACAGTCACCGACAGAATTAAGCGAACTCTTGCGAACGCAGAGGAGTTCAAGAAACGCATCGACGCCAGTATTGGCAAACAAGCCGAAATGGATTTCGGAGATGAAAAAGATGTATGGTAATTTTCCTCAACTTAGCAACAAGTTCTCATATCTGAACAAGAACAGGTTTGTTTCAAATGAATTGGATTGTTTTAGGAGATACAGTCCTTCTCTTGCTCGGATTGATATTGCTTACGGAAAAGGCTCTGCTGCGTCTTGGCTGTTTAGTATCTTGCAAGGGATGTTTGTTTTCTTAGGAGTTACAGAAGAGAAATTCGGGAAAGAGCAGATATATAACCTTGCTTGTAACATATCAAACCAATATAAGACATTGAAGGTCGTTGAGATACTTCTCTTTGTATCAAGATTTGAATCTGGTAAGTACGGTAGATTCTACGGAGGAGATTCTTATGCGCTCGTAGTAACGGAAGCTATCAATCAATTCATGGAAGAGAGATACCGTTATTACGAAGAGATTGAGAAGGAGAAAGAAAGAAAGACTATTGAAAGTTGGAAAAAGAACGCTATGACTTTTGAGGAATACAAAAAAATGAAAGAAAGTCGTGGTGAGAAAATATCAAAGGAGCTTGAAAGCTTTTTGGGTAATGATTGAAATATTAACTTTTAAATAAATAAAAAAATGGAAATTATAGAAGCATTGAGAATTATCGCCGAAAAAATTGGCAAGGATGAAAAGTCATCTATTTTTATAAGCTACACAAACGAAGATGGCGTATTGACTTCTTTTGTTGGTAAATCAAGTGACATTCAGAAAGGAATTGCGCGCGGGATTCATGATATGATGCGCAAGTCGTTGGGGTTGAGTATGGAAGAGTTGAAAGAATCCGACGATTTCGCAGGTGTATATGCTATCATTAATGGTTGTATAGAAGGAATCTCAGAATGTAAGAAAGAAATTGATGAAGATGATGTTGAAGATGAAGAGAAGTCACTTATTGACTTTTTGAAGTTTTGCGAGAACGAGGTGAATAAAGAGAAGCCAAATAAAAAGCGCCATAAGAATAAAAAACATAATATTTAAGTTTAAATTGTCAGCCCACGGGTTTAAACACCTGTGGACTGAGTTAATGAAATGGATATAATATCAACACAAGTAGGAGGGACACATTACGAGGATATGAAGATACCTCCTGTAGAGTATATAAGAGCCAACAATCTTGACTTCTTCGATGGTAATGTAATAAAGTACGTAAGCCGCCACAGACGCAAGAATGGAGCTGAAGATATATTAAAGGCTATGGACTATTTGAGAATGATTCTTAAATACGAATATGGCAAAAACGTTTCAATTTGCGCACAAGGCTTTGAAAATGTTTCGGATAAGGAAATTATCGACCGTGGTGTTTAAAGGTCTTAGAACGAAAGAAAATGGCTTTAAAATTTATTTTAGCGTTATAATAACAGAAGTAATATGTTAGAAATATCAAATGTAATTGTAAGCGACCTCAAGGAAAGTGTAATCGCGTGTCGTAACGCTATGCGTCTTACTCCTCCTGAATATACAGAAGAAGAGTTCAAGCAGTCTCTTCCCAGAGCTATTAATCTGGCTAAGCAAGGAGGTGGCTCAGGTCATACTACTTTTAGATGTGGAATTAGAGTATCTTTTGATTTGAAGTACCCTAACTATATCTCTCCTGAGTTACAGAGGTATCATTTCCTTGATATTGTAACCTCTAGTAGCAAAATGCATAAGCTTGTGAAAATGGATATGGATGCTTGCTTTAACAAGTACGTTACACCTAAGAGTAAGGCTCAGATGAAAGAACTCATCAAGGAATACAATGAAGCAAAGGATAGTAAAGCGAGCAAGGAGGTTGTGTATAGAGCCTTTATGCGAGTAATCTCAAATTGTCCGCAAGGTATAGAGCTGTTTATGCGTTGTTCCACTAATTATGAGCAGCTTGCAACTATCTATCGCCAAAGAAAGAACCACGTTTTACGTGAAGATTGGCAAAGCTTTTGCGCTTTTATAGAGAGTTTGCCGTATTCTAAAGAACTAATAATTTGTAAATAATGGATATAAATTTTTTAGGTCATATCGAAGGCATCAGATATACAGACAATGCGGTCATAGTTACTGCAAGTGAAAAGAGGCAAGGCTATAAGAAGAAGGACGGAACTGTAGTTGATGACGATTTGCTTACATTTTCGTTCATTTTCAAGCCTTACTTCAAAAAGTATATCGCTGAACATTTTGGTACGAATATGCTCGTGAAGATAAAGGGATTCATGCTTCCTTATTCTAAGGACCATCAAGGAAATATTATTGAAGGGTTCACGATATTTGGTCAAACGATAGACCGAGCTGCATATCAGACCACAAAGATACGTGCTGAAAAACGTATGATAAAGGAATCTATGGGTTCAAGTATGGAAAAACCTAACTTGGATGAATTTATCAAGCCAGATTTTTAGAGTGTTTTAATATAAATGTTTAATTAAAAATTTAACAGAATGGCAACAAAGAAAAATGTGCAGCCAAAAGAGGTTGCAGAAAAGAAGGTTAAGAAGGTAGTAAAGACAGCTCGCAAGGCTTCGAATGTAGCAGCTACTACAAAGGTAGATGAACACACTTCCGAGTTAAAGACAAATTACGCTGCATTGAGCGAGAAATACAATGAATTGTATAAGAAGTATGAGGCTGCTTTAAAGAGAGCGAAAGCTGCCGAAACTATCCTTAAGGCTAAGGATGATTATCTAAATGTTGTGAAAGTTGAATTATCAGCAGCGAAAAAAGAATTAAAAGCAGCTCGCAAGCCTTGGTATAAGAAACTATTTTAATTAAGAAGAAAAAGCCCCTACCCTTTTTGGATAGAGGCTTTTTTCACGAAGCATACGAAGGCTCCTCAAGGCTATGTAGAGGTATTTCTCCTATGATGTACGAATTGTTGCCCCTATTAAGTTTTATATTCTTTTCTTCTGTCTTCTCAGTAGCGACGCAATGAACTTGTCTCTTTGCGTATTTGCTCTTTATCCAAATATCTTTATTTGTCATATAGTCCAAGAACGAGTTATAGACAGAGCTTTCGTCTATATTATGATTCGTAGCGTATCGTTTACTTACGATGAACGTTACTTTTATATCAACATCTTCCCTTACGATGATTCCGTCATCTGATGTAATCATAAAGTCTGTACCTCCAGTAAGCCATTTCTCCGTGTATACATTTATTGCTTTACCCTTAGAAAAAAGGCCGCTTATACTTAGGATTCTTACTCCATCAAACAATGTGGATATTTCATTCCACGCTCCATTCTCTGTATTCTTTACGTAGTATATATCTTTGCCTTCTGTGTTCATAGTCGCAATTCCTTTCTAAATTCTTTTATTTCTGAAAAGTTGAATTTCCCTTCTTTCACTTCGCAATCGTCACTATACTTATATATAATGATTTTTGAGTCTTCTGGAGCGTCTTCTATCGTCACTTTTGATTCGTCAAATAACTTTATATTTACATAATTGCATCCGTCGCATACTAAGTGAACATCACTCTTGTTACTGATGTAAATGGTAGGACATTTTGAAGCATTTACAACTATTTGAGGACTATTGCACCACATTATATTCGTAATGTCGGCTGTTATATCAAAATCTCTGCTGTAACCAACATACATCTGATATGTATAACCGCCAACACCTTCAACATCGTTAAAAGTGCGCTTGCCGTTGACGAACTCTCCGAAATTGGAAAGTATATAACCTTTGCTTAATCCCATGTGCTCATAGCATGCATGGGACAGGTATGGTAAGCTTTGTTGAGATAGCGCTAATTTCATAAGCATTTCTTTGTCATTACCGCACTTCCTCCATGCTGTGTTATATTCACAGCATAGAGGTTGTCCGTTTATCTTTCCTAACAAAGAGTTCTTTCTGAATTTTAACATTTCATTTTCCATGTCGTAAAGATATATAATTTTTCTAAAAGTCTGAAATAATTAAGACAATAATTCAACATTAAACGCTCTTCCGCTCGGGTTCAGCACACCTTCCAGTATATGTTGTATCGCTTGTTGTGTCTGATAACTGCTTTGAAGTTGCAAGAGCATTTGTGATTGAACTCCCAAACTGACATCCAAGTCAAGTCCGACCACAGAATCTCTAATTTGCTCTAAAAGCGAACTATGGTAATAAACCTGCTGGCTTACCCCGTTCATATAGGCTTCCAAAGCCCCTGCTGTATCTTCTGTGACACCTTGTATTCCTTGCTGTAAAGCTGATAGATTTTGATTCTTATCTTGACCAAATGAGTACCAATTTGTAAGAGAATTTTCGAGTTGCTTAGCAGAATCATACATTATATCATGGCCTGTCGTGTTCATGTAGTTAAGAGACCATTCGTTGTATGCTTTTTCTGCAACTTCAAGTTCTTTCATTTTTTTATTTGCATCATCCTCTGCGTCCTTTCTGTATTGGGCGATTCTTTGCTTAGATATCTGAACGCTATCGTCAAGCTTATTTTTCTCTCTAATCTCAGCAGCGACTTCTGCGTCAGACAATTTCTTTAACTTCTCGTTGTAAGAATAAGCCTCTGATGCACTTTTGCTTTGTTTGCCAGTCATTTCGTCTTCCTTCTTTTTAAGCGTGTCCATGACACCATCCCAAGCTCTGCTCATATATTGAGTGACGATAAGCTTTAGAATCATATTGTCAATCATTTCATCCCACTTCTTACCGAAAGCATCCATGGCATCTTCTCCGTTCTTGAATGCTTCTACCATGGTCTGTACTAATGACGTGATACCATCTCCAGCACTAGATATGCCGAGCAAATCGTTTATTATATCTTGTGATGATTTACTTACTTCGTTCTTTAAATCGTCTATCTGTCCTTCAAGAGAAATAATCTTTTGTTCGTCTCTGTTCTTT